TTGGTGATGACCGTTTTATATTTCACTGTCATTGTGCTCTCACTTATCCGGGATAAACCGTAATGATGTCGCCGTCATAGGTCAGGGCTCCGGTGTAAAGTCGTCCCGGAATGTCCTGAATAATATTCAGGCCGATAAGGTGGCGGCTGGCTGGCTTTGCATCGGCGATCAGTCGCTCCATTTCGTAATACATTTCCTCGGTGATGCCGGTCTCCAGCACACCGATATCGAGGCGAAACGTGCCGGGCGGGTCGCTGGTTTCCCACCACTCAGACACGTTTATCAGGTAGCCGAGCGGCTCCACCACGCGACGCACTGCGCCAATCGTTCCTTTGTGCTCGTGTATAAACCGCGCCGCGCGGATCACATCCCGCTTTGTGGCCTCCGGCCAGCTCTCATCCCACCGGTCAACGGAAAACGCCCACGCCAGCCACGGCAGCAGATTTGCCGGGCAGTCGTCAGCGCTCCAGAGACGGCGCAGGGGGACGGGGGTATTTTCGATGTCAGCGCAGGCGCGTGCCGCCGCGACTTCTAACGGCGAGGAGCCCACCGGCAGCAGGCGGGTATTATTCATCGTTGCCCCCGATGCTCACGCTGTACTCGCTGCACCACGACGCCTGAGTGTCATCGAGCACGATGTCGGCCACCGGTTCGGCCAGCTCGACGCGCTGCACGCCCTCGACGTGGAGCGCCGCATAGATGGCAGATTTTCGGATATCACGCCCGAGCCGGTGCTGCGCGGTGATATACGCCTGCAGCTTTGTTTTTGCCGCACTGAGCACCGGCTCGCTTTCAGGACCCGGGTACAGGTAAAGCGAGGCGATGATTTTATAGTCGACGATATTTGCTGACTGCACGGTCACGCGGTCAGCGACCGGCCTCACGTCCTCGTCGTTCAGGGCAGTGCGCACGATATCGAGCAGCTCGTCAGAGGCCACGCCGTTATTTTCACGCGACAGCACCGAAACCGTCACACAAGCTGGCTCGGGACTGATAACGGAAATATCTGCGACCCGCCCGTCGGCGCTGCGGCCATGAAACTGATATGCACCGGTTGACCCGGCGGTACTCAGCCCCTCTGGCGCCTGCTGGATGCGCAGACGATAGTCGGTGTCCGATTCCATCACGGCAGGCGTCGGGGGTAATGTCGTGTCATCTGCAGGCGTGATGACAAGACGCCCAACGCCAGAGTTTGCCCCGAGCTGGTCGAGGTCTGCGCCGGTTGCATAGGCCAGCATGACCGCGCGCGCGGCCTCGTTAACGCGCTGTCGCCAGATAACTTCCCGATAGGCGTTTTCCTGCAGCAGCTTCACAATCGGCTCAGATTCGAGCGTCAGCGTACGCGCGACCGCTTCCTGCTGGTCTTCGGGATAAAGCGAGACGAGCGTCGCTTTACGTTCTGCGAGGATGGTCTCATAGTCCAGCGCTTCCACGACATCAGGCGCGGCGAGCTGGCTCAGGTCAACAATTGCCATAGCGTTTAACTCAGTGGAATGGTGAGGGAAAACGGCTGGCTCGATGTTGAGCGCGTGCCGGTGATATCGACATACAGCCCGCCGGCAGTGTCCGATCGTTCAAAGGTGATGGCCGTCAGGCTGACGCGTGGCTCCCACTTCTGGATCGCGGAATAACACGCGGCCATAATCTGCAGGCGCAGTGCCGGTGTCTGCGGCTGGTCAATTAGCGCCGACAGAAGCGAGCCATATTCACGGCGCATGACGCGCGACCCTATCGGCGTGATCAGAATGTCGCGCACGCTTTGCCTAATATGCTCGACCTCAGAGATACTGAGCCCGGTCTGGCTGTTCATACCGAGATAACGCACCGTCATTTTGTTTCCTTAGTCCAGCTTCCGCCGCTTTGAACGTTGCCGTGCGCGTGGTCATCCACCTGCACGCCGTTAGATGTCAGCTTCCCGCCGGTGTGCTCAATATCGCCTGTCATCGTCCCGCCCTTCTGCACTTCGAGTGAGCCGGTTATCAGCTTGTTGGTACACACTACCTCCGGGGTATCGAGGGTGATGCGGGTTTCAGCTTTCACCAGCACCACCGGCACGGTGGCCGTAATGGAATCCGACGCAGTGACGTCGGCGGTTTTGATACCGGACACGGTGAGCGCCCCGTTGTCGGGGTCGTACTCGATAACCGCCCCGTCAGGAAATGACACGTGAAACGCATCGGGTGAGGCCGACGGCGCGGGATTGTCATCAGAGAAAATGCCCGGCAGCACAAAGGCCGTGTCGAGCTCGCCACCGATAGCCAGTAAAAGCACCTGCTCACCGACCGAGGGAGCCCACCACACACGCGAGCGACCGGCGCGACAGGTGAGCCAGTTCAGCCAGGTGGTTTGCATGCCTCCGGTCTGGACACGACACAGCCCCTCATCGAGGTCGATGTCAGTCACAATGCCAGTGCGGATGAGGTTTCGGATCGCGCGTGCGATTTCCTGCAGAGAATTTAAATTATTCATGGGGAAAGGATGCCGCCGGGCAAGGCCAGCGGCAATGAAACGATGCTCTAGGAGAAACTACACAACATTGCGGATAAGAAGATTATGAGACTATTACATTACGGCTGAATATGATTGGTTCTTTTAGCTCCTCACAAACCACTTTGAAATTTATTGTCCCTTGCCCCTCAGCAATTGGAACTAATGTGACACTATCGAATTCTACCGATAAACTCTGTATTAATTTCTTTGCTCTTAATACTATTCGGCCTTTATCATAATCAACCCAATCCGTTGCGTTAATCGGCCTAATTTTGTTGACATAGTCCATCACTGAGCTATCAAGAATATTTGACGCCCTATGCCCACTTAACACAAAGTCATTCTCAGCACCTCCGAACTTCCCAAGAATTAACCTCTGCCTGAACGAATCCAAACTATTTCTAGCAGCATTAAGCCTATCAATCTCTGCCATGGGAGTTTCTGGAATATTTATTACTGGTAATTCTGTAAAAAACTTTTTGTTATCGTCACTAAGCGCAACTAAAAAACTCGGAAGTTCGATGTGAATATAGATATCTGTCGCTAATTTCTTACCGATATTTTCAAGAACAGGGTTAAAAGTAACACTGTGCTCTTGATAACATAAATGCAAAAATAATTTCTTATTATACAAATCTACTTTTTCTTTAGTCGGTATAGCTTCATTATATTTTCGCAGCTTTTCCTCCGAAACATCCCCTCGATAAGAGTTCGGAATATCATCCATAGCCAATAAATCCATATATGGTTGAACAGTAACATCCCTGGCAATAGTCAACTCCAAATCATCATCAATCATTGACAAATTTAGAATAGGAGCATCTGTATGCAGTCGACTTTCATACGCCCTAACTTTCTCTCTCAATAATCTGTTTTCTGTTGATAGCTCAGCAAGCTCATTGGATATTTCTTTTGATGTAGCCTGATCCCCCCTGACCCATCCAATCCTAGGTGTTCTCCTCATTATCTTAGGTAATGCGATTGCTACTTTAGTGGCTAAATCGTCCATTGAATCCCAAAAATCGCACATCTTATTAGCCTTAGCTTTTTCTATAAAAAGCTCAAGCAGTTCAATTTTATTAACGTCTCGCTCTCTTTCATGAGGTTTCGTATCTACTTCACGGTTACGAATAAATGCCAACACCGGTATCCCAAGAGACTTAGCATAATCATACTCCATTTCTGTATAACTCAATCCTGACGCTGCAATCGAACCATATTTTTGGCCAATGATTATCACGTAGTAATCACTACCTTCAATCGTTTCTTTAATTATTTCCCACTGCTCTGAATCATCTGCACTGAACATTTCCATGCCAACTGGAAAATGATATAAACTCAACACTGTTTCTATAATTTTCTTACGCGCATGAAACAAATCTTCGTAAGTTGAGCTTACAAAAACTTGATACTTTTTCTCTTCCATAGATACCTCCCAACTTTTTCGCTAAAAATAGCTTAAAAACAGTCGGTTAGTCTATGATTAACTTCTAACTTTCCTAAGCGTTTCAAAAATAAAACTTTCAATCATCTTAACATCGTCATGATTCAGCCCTAATAACTGACGCTCTGAATATTGCACGTCGCGGCTGTGCGGGTTTGGCCGGTCTTTAAGGCCGAGCTGATGGACTTGGGCGATACGCTGCACCTTGCCGGTAAACTCGACCACAGCCGCATTATTGCGGCCACTGGCTTTCATGTAGCGAGCCGTGCGCAGCTTCTGAAACATCGCGCGCTTGATACGTCCCGACTTTGCCCTAAGCGGCTGGCGCTTCCTCGCCTGATATGGCGTGCCATCGGGCGCTTTCTGCTGCTTGATGCGCTGCTGTTGCGATCTTCGCAGTTCCTTCGCAATTTCAGCGGTGAGCTTTCTCCGTCCCGCTGGTGACAGCGCGCCAATCAGCCCGGCCAGCTTATCGTCGAAGGGTTTAAAGTCACTCATCCCATTTGCTCACCAGTTCGCCATTGATATACAGCTCGGTCGGTCGCGCCACCGGCTCGGGCAGCGGTGGCTCAGACGCATAGCTCACGTGCAGTGCACCGTTTTCCTCTTTGATGATGGTTCGCTCGGTGAGCTGCAGGCTGATGCTGATATCAACAGTGTCCCCGTCGTTTAAATCAATCTGGAAGCGGTAGCCCTTTTTGCGCCCCTCATCGAGCGTGCAGATATCCGGCTGGTTCTCTCGCAGCCATGCCACCACCGGCACGAAAATCAGGTCAGGGTCGCCCACAAAATCACACACGATCACATTCAGGGTGTAAATCTTTTCATGGGACAGCGAGGCCGCGAGACGCGCGTCGATATTTCCCTCATCCGCGAAGATGCGCATCATTTCGGGATTGATTTTAAGCTGCGGGACGGCGTCAGTTAACGCTTTTCGCAGGCTGAGTGCTTTCTTCATCGAGTTTATCCTGACAGTCTTTGACGGTTTCAACCTGCAGCGCGCAGGCGGTGAGCGCGTGCTCAAGCCTGCGAATATCAGCACTCAGGTCGCCATTAGTCGCCGGTTCACTTCCCGGCATCGGGCAATAGCTCACTTTCGGACACGCGCTGTAAACAATGACCGGCGGAGGCACAACCGGTGCGGGTGTGCAGCCTGCGCACAACATCAGGCAAACGACCGCCATACCAGCGGCGCAGCTCCTCATTTTCATTTAACAGCCTCGTTATGGTTTCTTCACGCCGCACGGCCATTGCACCGGCTGCGATTAATTCACCACGCAAATTGACCTGCGCGGTTTCGTTTGTCCTGGCAATTCGTTGCGATACGGAAAGCTGATTTTTCAGCATCCCGATCACGTTTCTTTGTTCACCGGCGACCTTGTTCGCCCGTTCAAAAGAGCGCGTCAGGTTGCCGTTTTCGTGGCGCTGCCAGAGCACAACCGCAACCAATGCGGCCAGTAAAAACATCGTTGCTTTCATGACACCCCCTTGATGCAGTAAGCACGCTCACGCGCGCGGCGATTTTCCAGCCCTGTGTTTACAGTGCCATTCACATAAACCCAGCGGGGGAGCTGGTCGCATACCTGCCACCATTGATGACGCTTGATATACGCGACCATCGTCGACCGGCAGGCCGCACCGGTTCCCACGTTGAAAGCGAAACTCACCAGCGCGTCGTAAATATGCTGCGGCATTTCCACCGGCACGCAGACCGCGAGACGTTTCTCTACGTTCAGCACATCCGCGACGAGGTTCGCCGCCGCCTGTCGCTCAGTGATTTCCCCTTTCGGGACGACACCTGCAGTGTGGCCGATGCCTGACGTCCACACTCCAGCGCTGCACTGGTAAGGTGTCAGGCGACAACCTTCGAGGTCGGCAATTAGCGCCAGACCCTCGGGCGAGGTGTTAAGCAGACGAAAGTCAGGCATCAGTACCGCCAGCGCCAGCACGGCGGCCACACTGCAGCGTTTAATGATTGAGCTCACGAATAGCCCCCTTATCCAGTCCGAGGGATTGCAGATAGCGAAAGGTTTTGCGCTTAAACCAGAAATTGGTCAGCGCGGTAAAAATGGCGCAGGCACTGCCCACATACAACGCCAGCTTTTCGGGCGACATTGCCCCGAAATACGCCAGCCCGACGGCCAGCCAGTAGGCGACAAACGTCGTGATTTTTTCCATGCTCAGTCCCATAGATTCACCGTCTCGGTTTTCGGTGCGCTGTCGGTCTCGGGCAGCTCTATCGCCGTGCCGTGCGGCAGGATGACGCCCAGCTCCGACAGCCCCGGATTCGCCTGCAGCACCGTCTCGACCACGCCCTCTGTGCGCCCGTAATGCCGGGCGCAAATCGAGTCGAGGGTGTCACCCTGCATCGCGTACACCTTCATCAGATTTGACCCACAATGCAGCGCGCCTTTTCCTGAATACGCGCCACTGACCAGCGCATATCCCGCCACATCTCATCGATGGTGCTGTCGATGCTGTCGGCTTTTTTGTCGCCCTTGCTGGTCGCATCCACGCCGCGATAACGCTCGTACAGCGTGGCGGTCGTCATCGAGCACACGGCGTTGAAGTAGTGGAAACAGCGCACGCTTTCGCCGTCGAGCTCGTCGGTCGGGACATCCGCGAGCGTGGCATGACCGGCGTCGAGCTGGCGGTCGCGCCAGTCGCGTAGCTCCGCATTGGTTTCGGCGATGGCGGTCTTGATTGCCCGGCGCAGGCGCACAGGCGAAACGGTCTGCTCAAGGCGTATTTCTTCACGCACGTGCTGCGGGTCGACATCGGGGAAAAAGCCGGTGTTTTTAATCACCGGCTCGCTCACGCCCGGTGGCGGTATCACCACGCCCTCTACGTCCTGCGGCGCTGTAGTGGGCTCAATAATTAGTGTCGTCATGACAACCTCGGGTAATGGGTGGGCGGTGGACGCCGGTCGCAGTCAGGGCAAGTGATACCCGCTTTGACCGGCGTGCCGCCCGGCTCGGGGAGCGTTCGGTTAACCTGCGGCTTTTGCCACTTTGGGAGGACGCCCGCGCCGTGCCGCCGGTTTAGCGGTAGCTTTGCGCGTGCGCGGTTTATTTGTTTTCGGTGCGGGTTCGGGCTTCGGTTTCAGCTGACGCTCAAGCTGTTCGATATCCTTTTTCACGCCGATAGTTCGCTCCAGCTGAATAGCGCGCTGCAGGTGCGTCAGTGCCTCGGGCAACTGGCCTGCGTCGCGCAGCACGTAGCCGGTGATTTTGTGCAGCTTCGCGCGCACGATATCGGGCATATCCGCACGCTCAGTCAGCGCGAGAGTGTCGAGCAGGTTCGCCAGTTCGACTGGCTGTTTCATATCGCGCAGACGCTGCGTGGCAAGCGCCACCTCTTCCGCCAGCAGATACGGCGTGGTGCGGCGATGGCCGCCGACCGGCATCGTGAGTCCCCACGTCATCGCATAACGGGCAATTTCCAGCGCACCGGCGATATCATCCGCATCGAGACGCCAGAGCATGACGGTCATGACAATGTCATCCTGCGCGCCCTTGCCGTTCGCAAGGACACCCGCCACCCACGGGAGATAAAACGGCAGCAGCTCGCGCTTTTTGTCGGCCTTACGCTCGGTGGATCGGATTTGTTTTAACGTGCGACAGTCTGCGGCCAGCTTCACCAGCATCTGCTCATAGGCAGTTGCATTGCGCAGCGGAGCAGCAGCCCGCCTCGCGGTTTCAGAGGCCGAGACCCGCATCATGTGAAGCGCTGCGGGGCTCGTCATGGCTTACTCTCCGCTGTTCTGGGCAGCAGGCGCAGTAGCACTTTCAGGCTCCGCCGGGGCCGCAAATTTGCCGAGGGTGATGTTTTCAATCAGGCCACCGGCGGCATAGGCTTCAACCACGTAATCGACGTTCATCGACTCGTAGTTCTCGATGCGGTCTTTCTTCGGCTCCTCGATGATGGCGCGGCGGTGAGCGTCATCCATGAAGTAAATCGACAGGTTATCGAGACGCGTGATCATCAGGGCATTGGCCGGGAAGTACGGCACGCGCACGGCTGGCAGATTGCCGATACGCTTCTGACTGATGATGATGTCAGCGGCCAGTGTCTCGCTGTTTTCTTGGGTCTTGTTGACAATCGGGAAATATTTGTCAGCCAGCAGCTTGCGACCGGTGATGACCACGAGCTCCGGGTCATCCTGATAAATCTCGTCAATCAAGTTGGTAGTGGCATCCATCACCAGCGAATCGAGGTTTTTGTAGTCGCCGTTTTCACCCACGCGGATCACCTCGGAAATGACCGTACCATCTTCGCCGGTGATTTTTGACATCACGCGCGCCGGGGCCTCATTGCGGTACTTCTGCAGCCAGCCGGTGGCGACGTCCTGCAGCAGCGGGTTCTGCTTGCGGTTCGAGGTCGCCGCACGCTCGATGCCGTTGAAACCGGCCATGATGAAGTCGAGCGACTGGCGCTTAATGATCGCGTCACGTATGCGGGTCTGGAAGTCCTGGAATCGCGCCCACAGGTCGAGCTGTTTGTAGCGGATATGGAAGTCGAAGTTGATCTGCGCGCACTCGTACTGGTTGGATTCGAGCGCGGTGAAATCGGCGGTCTTGCGCTCATTGTCCCCGGCGGTATCGGTGGTGCTCGCAATGGTGCCGTTGACGCCGACCCCGACCTTTTCGCCTTTCAGCTCGTCCACCTGCACGATGTTAATCTGGGTCAGAAACGCGGATGACAGCTGCAGGGTGTTCATCAGGGTCTGGGTCACGGACGGCTCGACGGTGAATTTCTTCGCCACGTCGTCGGTCTCGACGCCGTTCAGCTCCGCGACGCGGGACAGGTAGGCATTAAATTTAAAGCGGGTTTCTTTACGCATCGTTATTCCTGTTTTTCGCAATAGGTGTCTGGCCGGGCAGCGCGCCCGGCGCGTTATCAGCAGTTGGTCAGCAGCTCATCGCCGGTTCCGCCCTTCGAGAGTTCACGGCGCGGCTGGCGCTGGCTTTCGGTGTTATCGAGAGAGCTTTTCAGGGAGGTAAACGCCTGCGCGTTTTCTTCGGTCTGGCGGGTCACATCCTGCTGCAGATGCGCGAACGCGGTTTCCATTTCCTTCACCCGGGTCTCGGTGGTGCTCAGGCTGGTCTGCACCTGTTCGGAAACCACCGTCACGGCTTCATGCACATCCGCCAGACGCGCGTCATCGCTGACCTGCTTGCGGCTGAAAATGGCTCTGACCTTGTCGGTCAGGCTGTTGAGCACGGTGTCGGGCACGTCCTCAAATTCCAGCTCAGCCAGCGTGGCAACGGAAAACAGATCGTCAGGGTGGGCTTTTTTACCGGCGAGCGGGTTCTGCGTCGCCCGGCTGCAGAATTCGAGGTATTCGGTGCCGAGGCTTGCCGGGTCATCGGTGACGGCGAGACCGACGAGGTAGCATTTGCCGCTGTTGGCGAAGTTCGGGCGGATCTCCATCGAGGTGTAAACCTTCTGACCGGCACGCACCATGCCGACCAGCTCGTCGAGCGGTGCGATTTTGCCAAACAGCGCCTTTTTGCCATTCAGCGCCGAGTCATCGCTGATGATCTCCGCTTTCACTTCGGTCACGTCGCCATAACGCTTGAGCACGCTGTCGGGCAGAATGCCGCGCAGGTGTTCGAGGTTGATGCGACAACCATAGACACGCGGGTCGAAGGTGTCGGCCATGTCCTGAATGTCATCCCCGCTGATGACGCGGCCATCGCAGGTGTCGCCCTCGACGCCGATGCGAAACCATTTAGAAACTTTCTTTGCCATTGTTCAGGTGTCCTGATGTTGGGTTTTCGGTTCGGGTGTAGTTTCCCGACTCCGCCCCGCATCAGCCACCGCTTGCAGAAGTGCAACCCCTGACACAACAGGGGCTTAGCGATAATCGCCGTCCATTTCCTTAGCCTTGCCCCGTATTCCCCGACACGAGGCAACCATGACAATCTCAACCGACCTCTCCCTTCTGCACGATCCGCGTCGACAGGCGCGCCTGCTGTTCTGGCAGGGATTTTCTGTGCCACAAATCGCCGACACGCTGCAGGTGAAGCGCCCGACGGTGCAGAGCTGGAAACAGCGCGACGGATGGGAAGAAACCGCGCCGCTCAACCGCGTGGAAACGACACTTGAGGCGCGCCTGATTCAGCTCTACGCCAAGCTCGACCTGACACCCCATGACTTTAAGGTCGCTGACTTTCTGTCGCGCCAGATGGAACGGTTCGCACGCATCAACCGCTACGGCCAGACCGGAAACGAGGTGGATTTAAACCCCAACATTGCGAGCCGCAACAAAGGGGATCGCAAAAAGCCGAAGCGTAACTATTTCAGCGACGAGGCTATCGAAAAGCTGGAAGAGATTTTCCTCGATCAGTCGTTTGAGTATCAGCTCAACTGGCACAGGGCCGGGCTTGAGCACCGTATCCGCCACATCCTTAAATCGCGTCAGATTGGCGCGACGTTTTACTTCGCACGCGAGTCCCTGCTGCGCGCGCTTAAGACCGGTCAGAACCAGATATTTTTGTCAGCGAGTAAGACGCAGGCGTATGTGTTCCGTAAGTACATCATCGCGTTTGCGCGGCTGGTCGACGTCGACCTGTCAGGCGACCCGATTGTCATCGGTAACAACGGCGCAGAGATGATTTTCCTCGGAACCAACTCCAACACCGCGCAGAGTCACAACGGCGACCTGTATGTCGATGAAATTTTCTGGATACCCAATTTCCAGCGGCTGCGTAAAGTCGCCTCGGGGATGGCGTCACAGTCGCACCTGCGCACCACCTATTTCTCGACCCCGTCCACACTGGCGCACGGCGCGTATCCGTTCTGGTCAGGCGAGCTGTTTAACCGGGGGCGCAGCAACCGCGACGAACGGGTCGACATCGATATCAGCCACCAGGCGCTCGCCGGTGGCGTGCTGTGCCCGGATGGACAGTGGCGGCAGATAGTCACCATCGAGGACGCGCTCGCCGGGGGCTGCACGCTGTTCAATCTGGATCAGCTGAAACAGGAAAACAGCGCTGACGATTTCCGCAATCTGTTCATGTGCGAGTTCGTCGATGACAAGGCGTCGGTATTCCCGTTCGAGGAGCTGCAGCGCTGCATGGTCGATGCGATGGAAGAGTGGGAGGACTTCGAACAATTTGCCGACCGTCCGTTTAACTGGCGACCGGTCTGGATTGGCTATGACCCGTCACACACCGGCGACAGCGCAGGCTGTGCGGTACTGGCTCCGCCACTGGTTGCCGGTGGCAAATTCCGCATTCTTGAGCGTCACCAGTGGAAAGGGATGGATTTTGCGGCGCAGGCCGAAGCCATCCGGTCACTGACAGAAAAATACACCGTCGACTATATCGGCATCGATGCGACCGGCATCGGCCAGGGTGTTTACCAGCTCGTGCGCTCGTTCTTCCCGGCAGCGCGCGCCATCCGCTACACGCCAGAAATGAAAACCGCGATGGTGCTGAAAGCGAAAGACACCATCCGACGCGGGTGCCTGGAATATGACGCCGGTGCGACCGACATCACGCAGTCGTTTATGGCTATCCGCAAAACCATGACCAGCAGCGGGCGCAGCTCGACCTATGAAGCGAGTCGCAGTGAAGAAGCCAGCCACGCAGATATCGCGTGGGCGACCATGCACGCCCTGCTAAACGAACCGCTTTCCGCCGGGAGCGGGATGCACTCCAACTCAATTCTGGAAATTTACTAAGATGGCAAAGCATAAACCAACCGAAAAAACCGCCAGCGCACCGCAAAAAATGGAGGCGTTCACCTTCGGCGAGCCCTCCGCCGTCATGGATCGCCGCGACATCCTCGATTATGTCGAGTGTATTCATAACGGGAAATGGTACGAGCCGCCGGTCAACTTCTCGGGACTGGCGAAAAGTCTGCGCGCCGCCGTGCACCACAGCTCACCGATTTACGTGAAGCGTAACATTCTGGCGAGCACCTACATCCCTCATCCGCTGCTGTCGCGTCAGGATTTCAGCCGCCTCGTGCTCGATTATCTGGTCTTTGCGAACGGCTATCTTGAGAAGCGAATGAGCGTCACCGGCCAGCTCATGAAGCTGGAAACTTCACCGGCCAAATACACCCGCCGTGGCGTCGAGGATGGCGTTTACTGGTACGTGTCGAGCTTCACCCATCCGCACGAATTTGCGCCCGGCTCGGTGTTTCACCTGCTTGAGCCTGATATTAACCAGGAGCTTTACGGGATGCCTGAATACCTGAGCGCATTGAACTCCGCCTGGCTGAATGAATCGGCCACGCTGTTTCGTCGCAAGTATTACCAGAACGGCGCGCACGCGGGTTACATCATGTACGTCACCGACGCGGCGCAAAGCAGCACCGACGTTGAGTCGCTACGTGATGCGATGCGAAATTCGAAGGGGCTCGGGAATTTCAAAAACCTGTTTTTCTACGCCCCCAACGGGAAACCGGACGGCATTAAGATCGTGCCGCTGAGTGAAGTCGCCACGAAAGATGATTTTTTCAATATCAAAAAGGTGAGCGCTGCTGACCTGCTCGATGCGCACCGCGTGCCGTTCCAGCTGATGGGCGGCAAGCCCGAGAATATTGGCTCGATGGGGGATGTTGAGAAGGTAGCGCGGGTATTTGTGCGTAATGAGCTGACGCCGCTGCAGGAGCGATTTAAAGAGATTAACGACTGGCTCGGAATGGAGGTGATCCGCTTTAAAGATTACAGCCTCGAATCAGAATAAATCCTGCCAAAAATGCCGCCTCCGGGCGGCATCATCACTGACTGCCTCAGACGCCCCGCATGCCAAGCAAACATCGCCATAGCATCAGCGCAGACCAGCAAAGCGACAGCGCCGCCACGGCGCCCACTGACGCATAAAATTAGATGCTGTCACGCGCTCTGGCGCGCAATGCTTTCCCCACCACGCCTGCACGCTTAAGGTATTGGTCTAGATGCAGTTGCAAATGAGCATGAAGGTAAAGCTGGCTATGCCTCTTCCCATGAATTAAAACGAAAATTTCACATGCAAATTGATGCAAGCTATTGACCCAATAGTATAAGTGTAGATAGACAATTTACATTAATGATGCCTATAATTTTAAAAAATTTTTAAACAAGAGCTCACTTGCATTTGTGCAGGTGTGCGGTAGCCATCATCTTAGATTTTATCATCAAAAAAAATACCCTAGAATCAATAGGTTATCTTTAAATCATCTCATCGGATTATCTGATTATGAAGTTTTCTATCCAAGAACAAAGCTCTAGCATTGTTTGGGTTGCCGCAGTCAACCAAATGAATCTCACTCCTGACTGGTTTAAACACTATGAGATTCTTCCTTCAGATGATTGCGATCAAGCAAGCGTAGCAATAAACAATAATTCAATATGTTGCGATTTTGGTTGGTTCGAAATTATTTCATCTGACAAAAAAATTCATTTCAAACTGGCTAAAAACGGGCTAGAACAAGATTTTGTGGATATGGTCAGTTCAGTTATTTCTGTCATGGGTACCGTCAAGACTTATGGCTTAGGCATGAATACTAAAATAAAATTTAAAGTAAACAGTTTTGAAGATTATCATAAAGTCGGTGATGAATTAGTTCCTAAAAGCAAACTTTACGAAGCTAGTAAATCAGGTTTAATAGGAAATCCTGATGTACATATCGGTATGGCACGTTGCAGAATTGCATTTGAGAATGCCATTCATCATAATTCTGATAAAGAAGTCAAACCTATAGATGATAATAAATTCCTCGATACAATCTATCTTGATATTAGTGGCATTAGTGATAAAAGCACAGGAATGGAATATGGTGTTTTATTCTCCTACAACCATCACATTGCATCTGTTAAAGAGCAGGAAATACAATTTACAGAACAACTTCCAGACTTGCTTATAAATAATTTCGTTTCCGATATTACAAACAATCGCGAAACAGCAGAAAATATCATGAGGAACATATTATCATGACATATGCATTAAATCCTGCTTCTGATTCATTCTCAAACGAGCTGGGTAATTCTTTTTTTGAGGATACCTCAAGCATCAAATCACTTTCTAAAAACTTCACTAATTCAAATGGTTGGGAAAAGAAACAAGCGAATAATAACAGCACTGAAGTTTTAAAAGAAGCAATTAGTACGCCCAATCAGACCGTTTATGACATAAGTGATCAGGATGTTCCAAATAACGGTCTATCAAAAGATTTAATGAAGGACAATACTTTTTCCGAAAATTACTTCTTGACTCAATCTAATGTAGGGATGGTTGAGGTTGAAATCGATACTATTCCCGATGAAACTTACACTAAACCCATTAATGATCTTTTAACTAAAGCCAAGGCTGAATTAGACAAAAAAGTTCGGGCTCTACTAAGTCAGAAAGTTGTATATTTCGAAAAACAGCTTGAGTGTTATGGAGTTATTGATAATATCTACTTAGAACATAAAACAAGATTAATCGATGCTCGAATTTATGATATCAACACAAACAAAATTATAGATAACATAACGTTCGAAGCCAAAGAATTTCCAAAAAGTGACCAAGGTTATCTTTCCGAAAATTCCGTTTTTTACTGGCGTGTTGGGAAAGACCATCATTTATTTGGTGGGCATCGAAAAGTCTCTGATTTTAGACTTAGACGTAGAGTGATAAAGCTTAATCCAGCTCAATTAAAGCAAAAGCAGCAAGATATAAACGATACCATCAATTTCTTTGAATCAATTATTAAAAAATAACACATAGCAATCACCACTAAAATATAAGAAGCATCCGTATGTCATCAATATGTGAAACTGTTATTTTTGGAAAAGGAAATGGCGAATCTGTACTCGTTCATTTAAAGAATAATGAGTGGTTGATTACTGACTCTTGCTTAAATAACGATAACAATCCAGCTGCGCTTGATTATTTACGATCTAATGGCATCGATCCTGTAACCGCAGTTAAGATAATTGTTATCAGTCATTTTCATGACGATCATATCGCAGGAATTCTAGAAACCATAAAAACATGTATTAATGCAAAAGTATATATTAGCGCAGCCTTGACAAATAAAGAATTTGTCAACTATATATTCGAATTCAACAGCCCTGAGATAAGCAACAAGGCAAGGGAATTTTCTGAATTATTCGCTTATTTCCGTTTATCCAACCGAAGTAATATAGAGCAAGTTGTTGTTGACAAATGTCTTTACAGGAATGGAAATATTACTGTTGAGGCTCTTTCACCTTGTGATACTGATATGCAAGAGTCAAGAGATGAGTTTATCAATCACGCATATAATGCAGGACGTAACCCACATCAACTCCAAGCATTACCCAAGGGTAAACCAAATCATTATTGCATTGTATTACGCATTTACGATACAACACTTACAACATCACATGACATTTTACTCGGTGCCGATCTAGAAATTAAAACGAATCGAGGCTGGGATTCAGTATGTCAAGCGATTTGCGCTCCTAAAGGAAGAAAAGTAGGGTTATTTAAAATACCGCATCATGGTTCTCAAACCGGTTATCATGTTCCAACATGGCAAAACCTAATTTCCCAAGAACCTATCGGTATTTTAACAACTTATGATTCCAGCTCTCTTCCAAGGGAAGAAATGGTCAATCTCTACAAGTCCCATACTAAGGAGTTGTATTGCACCGCAGATCCAAAACACACTACAAGTTATATACAAAACAAAGAAGCAAAAAAAACTCTTGCAAGCCTAAATGTTAATATTAGGTCCAAAGGTGCAATCGACCGTTTTGGTTTTATTATTATTAAGCAACCATTCATACAACCAAGCATTCTCCTTCAAGGCTCAGCTGTTCAACTTAAGTAAGTTAATTTTAACAAAAGGCGTCTTAAATGCATCCAAGACGCCTTTTGAACTCATTAATATTCCATTCACTTTCTTTCATATCCCTGCACATCCCTCAAATAACTACCTTTCTCTTCGCCCCTTGCTTTTACATTATTTAATCCAAAATTAACCACTATTTTTATTGGATATGCTTTTTGAACTCGACATTTCTTATATGTCATATCGTAAGTGTATGTATCAAAATCATTTTCCAAACATCTACAGTTATTGACAGAACTCCGAGGCGCGGCAATGCCGCTTTTTAAAGTCAAAGGCTCAACGGCCAAAAGCTTTGGAACGATGCGCCATTCGGCTGTCCGGGTAACACGTACCAGCTCAGGGCCCAAGTGAGGGGCGTAGATGCCCACGACTCTCTCTATATCCTCTTCGTAGGCGTTGACCTCGTCAGTCACGTTACGAGCCACACGGACGGTCTGGCTATCACGTGGAACATTTGCCCCACCCTGCGCTGCGATATACAGGTCAAATTCACCTTCATCAGCTGCAGCTCTTGTCGCCTCGACCCGCTCATCGAATTCATCAGCAATGCTCACCCCACGAGGCAGTTTGCGCAGCTCGCGGTATGCGCCCATGGTTGGCAGACCAATAGATTTGAATTGCGGGATGCGCCACGTTGACGCCCACGCAGTTACGGCTGCGGCGGTATCGGTGAGAGGCTTGCCGGTGTCGTGATCGACCTGACCATCGAGCGCGTAACCGTCGATATTCTTCGCAATGTATTTTGCTATGTAACCAGCTGCTCCACCTTGATTGAGGTGCTTCGCTTCAAAGCGCTGTGCTGCAGCACCCTTTTCATCTCCGTCTTCTTTTAAGGCATACCGGCGCATGATTTCGGTGACGTGTTTGCGTTGCTCAGGTTTGCAAAAAAGCATCATGTGCCAGTGTGGTGTTCCGTCATGATGCGGCTCAACAACGCGCATCCCGTAGACCTGCAGATCGTTATCTTTAAAAGCTGTGCGCATCAGGCTCCAGATGCGGCACAAATATCGCTGTCCATCCTTAGGCGTAAAGGCGGTTTCATTCCATCCGTGATTGAGTTGCACCGTTTTTTTATCGCCCTTTCCAACCTGACGCGTCGGGTGATACTTCGATGGCGTGGTGATAGTGATAAACATCCCGACGTCACCCTGACCGGCCGCGTAGCGCTCAATCCCGGCGATAGTGTTCATCAGTTCCATACGACGAATTTCGGGGTTTGAAATACTGCCCATAACTTTGCTGATGAGATCGATGCGTTCGCCGGTTACTTTGTTTTCCAGTTCGCATGATTTGAGGTATTCGAGATTAGCCAGGCGGCGAGAATGCACGTCGCGGATCGCCGTTTTGCTGGCATATGGGGAGCGGTCTTTGTTCACCTCACCGGCGGCAATCAGCAAGGCCTCGTGCCAGCGCATACGCTGCGCCTTAAACTGGTTAATCCACCATTCATCATTAATCAAACGAGCGATAGCGGAAAAT